TCTAGCGGCGGACATAATTTCTAGTGCGGAGGCCTACACTCTTTACCCTTATAAAAAGTATAAGTGTGAAAAGTGGAGTACTCAACATAATATATCAGGTCACCAAACTATTACAGCAACCTTCAACAAAGTATTCGAGCCTTAGACTATGAGTAATAAAATAACAAGTGATATCAATGGATTTGAACCAGGAGCAATAGTAGAATTATTTGAGTTAGATTTATCCTCTGGAACGGCTCCTTCTACTGAAGCAGTACTACGGTGGCATTCTGGACAAAATGAGAATATACAGGAAGTAGTTTGGCAAGGAAATAAGTATTCTGCTTTCCCTATTGAGGCAGAGGGGTTTGAAATGTCGGGCAAAGGGGCCATCCCCCGCCCTAGTTTAACTGTAGCAAATATTTCCTCCATTATATCGGGGGTAGTGAGTAGCTACGAGGATTTGGTAGGCGCCAAAGTCACCAGAAAGAAGACCTTTGCGAAGTATTTAGATAATTACTGTTATACTAGTGGGTACCCTGTAGCGGGGGTATGCACTTTAGAATCCGGTTCAGATCCAAGTCTCAGCAAGTCGGACTGTTTAGATCCTAATAAGAACGGTTCTGCAGGTACGTGGACTACGTATACTCAGACTACTTGCGAAGCGGCAGATGGCCCAGGTATATGGTACGCATCAGCTTTGGCCGATGATACCGCCCATTTCTCTGACGAGATTTGGTACATTGATAGAAAAGCAGTAGAGACCCGTACTCATATTCAATTCGAGTTAACTGCAGCACATGACATACACGGAGTAAAGCTGCCCTCTAGGACTGTAGTTGCTAACTCTTGCCCTTGGTTATACAAAGGCACAGAGTGTGGATACTCTGGGGCTAATTACTGGGATGTTAATAACAATACAGTAGTAACCTCCTCAGACGATGTTTGTGCTAAAACTTTCAATGCTTGTGAACTTAGATTTCCGGAGTCAGTTGAGAGCCCTTTTGGGGGGTTCCCTGGAGCTGGTATTAATATGGGATAACCCAATGAATGAAAAGACTTTAGAAGATTTTAGAAAGCACACGGAAGACTCTTACCCTAAAGAAGCCTGCGGCTTCATTATTGGGGTAGGAAAGAAAGAGAGGTACTTCCCTGCTAATAATATTGCAGAGTTTGCTGAGGAGCACTTTATAATAGACCCAGTAAGTTACGCAGATGCAGAGGATATAGGGGCAATTATAGGGGTATGTCACTCACACCCTAATGAGGGGTGTGAACCCTCTGAAGCGGATAAGGTTGCTTGCGAAACCTCTAATAAACCTTGGCATATTTTAAGCTGGCCAGGGGACAGATTACATAGCTGGGAGCCCTCGGGGTACGAAGCCCCTATAGTAGGTAGACAGTTCAGCTACGGAACTTTGGATTGTTGTACATTACTTAGAGATTACTACAAAAAAGAATTAAATATAGATTTTAAGTGTCATAGCGGCCAAGACGGGTGGTGGGATAAAGGCGAGAATAGATACTTAGATAACTATAAAGAACAAGGTTTTGTACAGATAAAAGATGAAGATGATATACAAAAATATGATATATTTCTTATAAAATTAGTTTCACCTGTACCAAACCACGCGGCAGTTTTCATCGGAGACGATAAAATTTTACATCACGTACACGGTAGACTATCTAATAGGGAGCTTTATGGCGGATATTGGAGAAAGCATACCACGCATCATTTAAGGCACCAATCACTATGTTAAAGAAAGTAAAATTATATGGGGAACTAGCGGAGAAGTATGGTAAAGAGTGGGAACTTGATATTGAGTCCCCTTCTGAAGCTATAAGAGCCTTAATGGCAAACAACCCCAGCTTCCGACAGTTTGTTAGTACTTCGGAAGAGAGAGGGGTCGGGTATAAAGTAATAGTTGGAAACAACGAATTAGTGAATATTACAGGAGAACTTTCAAATCCTACAGGTAGACAGGATATTAAAATTGTACCTGTTATTGGAGGAGCAAAACGAGGGGTTGGCCAAATTATTGTAGGTGCTTTGATGATTTATATCGCTATTCAGACGGGAGTAGTTTTAGCG